CACCTAGAGGTATTTTTGAGGTAAGACCAAGAACATACGGAGTCTTATTGTCTAAAGTTCTGGCGCACTTATTGTCGAATCTCGCGTATAGATCATTGAGATTGCGAGCAGTCCACATCTTTTCGTTTCTATCAATTGCCAATGGCATATCAATAGAACCAAGATTCCTCCGAGGTTGTCATTGTGACTGTCTTTCCAGTCTGCTTTATCTTAAGCGTCGTGCCATTCGGAGTCTGCTCAATCGCTTGATCAGGTCCGGCAACAAGCTGAATCTTGCGGATTACGTCAATGAGTTGATTGATAGCGCGAGCGTGTTCTGCTTTGATACCACGCTCTGCAACTTTAGATGGTAGGGAGACAGCCATTAGATCTCGCAGAATTGAGCAAAGATTTTAACGCTTGATCCACTGGTTACTGCTTTCAGATACAGGTTAGCATCAACTCGCGGAATAAGCATAAACTCTCCAGCAGGGATCTGAAACTGGTAAGGAGTAGAAACACCAACATAGACCGCATATTGCAAGTCTAAGTTCTTGATCAACACTTTGTAAGGCAAAGACAGATCGGCAGCAATCTCCAGCAATTCATCAGCAGCGGAACCGATATCTTGGGTATTTTGACCCATGTCGGTTCCAGTCATGTTTGATGTAGTGGTAAAAGTCTGCGAGTTGATTGATGCACCGTTTTTGGATGCGTACAATCTAGCGGACATTTCGATCTCGTTTGCCATAATTCAGTTGGTTAAATCTCGCAGAACGTCGCTTGAATGGTCACGGCAGAGGTATTCGCTAGGAGATACAACGTCGCACTAACGTAAGGCATTAGCATTGTCTCTCCAGCGGGAATCCGCATCGTGTAAGTGCCAGAGACAAAGCCAAGCTCAACATAGTTGGTATTGTCCAAGTTGGCGATCAATAGCTTATACGGACTAGCTACATCAACCGGAACGTCTAGAGCCTCAACTGTGGTTCCAATCAATTGGGTTTGGGAACCCATATCGACTCCAGCCATCGTTGCGGATTTGGTGTAAGTTACGCTCGGAAGAAACGCTCCGTTTTTAGAAGCGTACAAGCGAGCCGTCATTTGAATTTCGTCAGCCATGTTATGTTAGGTTATCTGAGTAAACTAGGGTCAACGTCGTAAGGATATACAAAGAGATCCCAAGCTGCAAAGGTCCAAGTCTCATTTCGTTCAACTTGGTTGGTCTTAATCATCAGCGAGGTAGAATCGTTGGTTTTTAACCAAGCCCATACAGTATCGTCTGGGGTTAAATTAGGGTTTGTCGGCGGTCTTGGCATTACCTCTCTTACTGCTGTTGGAAACAAATTAATGTTTGCAAGAACAGGTCCAGAATACACCGCTGATATAATCGGTGGGGTTGCTGGTAATCCATTTAGAGCCGAGTAAGACGATATCCGAGTTAACGAACAGCGAGAAGTCTGGAAGCTGGTTTGACCTCTTGCTAGCCTTTTAACCAACTGATGAGCTATGGGGAATTGGCTTACAAGCAATGGTAACTTGTTGTTCTTAGGATCGTCTGCCGCCAATTTTATAGCAGAAAAATACAACTCGGTATCGAGATTCTTTTTAGCTTCGGCTCTTACTTGTGGCAACTCAAACAAAGAAGCATCAACGTAATCAGTGCGGAACTCATACCGAGTATTTGGATCTTCGTCCCCAATAGGTTGTGGAGCCGTTGGGTTTTCAATGTTGAAGTTAGTTCCCGAATAAATGACCGTCGCTTCGGAATATGGTCCGTTTTCAATTATCTGATACTTACCGCCAGAAACCGCCCAAATATCCGAAGCATCTCGAAGAGCTTTTTTGCTTCCACGATACTTGTAAGTTACCTGTCTGCCGGTTCCATCGCCTCCGCTGTATTCCCTAGATATTTCAATATATCCAGAATCTACAACAGAAAGAAATTGATTATTAGTCTTAATTGTTGCCATATTAGTCTACTGTATTGTTGGCGGTCTTACCAGTATTTGTCACAATCTTCTTCAATTGAAGAGTTTGTTCGATGGCTTGTCTAATGGCTGTATCTTGGGATGATTGAAATCCAGTGAATCCACCAATGCGAGCAAGAGGATCTTGAGAACCACCAAAAGAAAACTTTTCTCCTCTGACTCTTTCAAATTGCGGTGTCCCTATAGCTGGAGGGTTCACTCCTGTTTTTTCTGGTTGCTGATTAGCAAACTTTGCCGCTAAAGGGCTTTGACTAAAAGCAACGGCTGATTGCATAAACCCTCCTTTTTGATTTGCCAGTCCAGTTACAGCGGCATTATACTTGTTTAACCCATCTGAATTCAATCCATCAACAAAACTCTGTAAAGCGTCAGCGGTAACTTTAAGTCCCGCAGCAATTGCCGGAGAGCTAATGGCTTTCAATCTACGATATTGCTCATCAAGCAAGTTGTTGCTTTTTGATAAATCTTCAATGTTTTTAGAAGAAAACAAATCCCTGTTTGATGTGCTTTGATATTCAGCTAAAGCCGCCGCTGCTTTTCGTAACTTCAAACCATACAATTCAGTTATAGCTGTTGTGGTTTCTGCTGATTGGCCGGATTCTTTATAAGCAGCAACAAGCTTTTGGCTTAGATCAAAATTTTCAATTTGAATATTGTTTAGATCAGACAAAGAAACACCGAGAGCCGCCATTCTTTTAATTTGAGCCTCATCTCCGCTTGTTGCTTCAATTCTAGCTTTTGCTGTCTTCTCAAGAATGGATGCAAATTGTTCAAAACTAACTCCAGTTTCACTAGCTAGTATTTGAAGTCGTTGAATGTTATCAGTGTTTACGTTCAGTTGCTCTGATAAATCACCTATGTCATCAGCCGCTTTTGCCACTGAACTAGCAAACGCTGTAACAGCAGCAACAGACAACGCTCCAGCGAGCTTGCTGGTGACAGCACTCTTAAAACTGTTACCAAACTTTTCACCAACGCTTTGAGCGCGTTTAACGCCCATCTCAAATTGAGTGGAATCAATGCCAAGCTTCACCAACATCGAGAGAATACCCATATTAATTATCTTGTTGGTTTTGCCAAATGGCTTCGCTTTGATCGTCCCACAACTGAACCTGACCCATCATCTCTGCGTGAGCTAGAATCAGCCTTTCTGCGTCACCAAGAGGCATCCTCACGGCATCGTCTGGTCCAATCCCGATATTGAGACAACCGACAAGCACTCGCTCCGTCCACGGCATTGCGGGACGCTTTGATTTGGTTCCAGCTTCCACCAGCACCTCGGGAGCGGTTGATTGCTCTTTGAGCCACAACTGGAACTTGTCGGACTCAACCATCAGATTCATGCGCTTAATTCGCTTCGACCACAACCATAGGAACAGATCCCTCCAGACTGATTTGATTGATCTAATGGACTCCAGAGGAGACTGTGAGCAAACAAGCACAGCCTCCGCTAGATCATTGGAGTTAATCTCACCACCTAGAACGTAAGGGGATCGCAGTCTTTGCAGCAATATCGCGTGTCCTACGGTGTAGGGTACAAGTCGAACTCCCAACACCACTGGTGCTGGAGGTCCGCTCTCTGCGAGTATCTTTGCAAGTTCTGACACAATTACAGAGTGATCGCTGCGGTAGCTCCGTTTATACCAGCGTATTTCACGCAAGGGAGACTCAGCATGGCCTTTCCAGACTGCGTAAACTTAAGGCTTCCTCCTCCAATGTAAATCCAATCGCCATTGATAGAATCGCTTACAGTAATAGGAGGTCCAGCAGTGAAGGCTGCTCCGATAGATATCGAATCTGCAACCGTGACGTTTACCCGTCCGTTGCCGCTAGGAATTAACGCAGCAAGTTTCGCGTCGGCCAGAGTGGCTCCACTTGGAATGATGTTAAAAGTTGCGGACAAGCGATCACCTGAACTCACATTTGCAATCACTTCGCCAGATGAGTTTTTGATCTGTTCGGCGTCGCATTCATGCGTAATGTCCATGCTCTCAAGAGTCGCAATTCCAGCGACCAAAGGAAGAACGTTTGCGGAATCGTAGACTTTGACGGTAGCTTTAGTCCCGAATACTAGGGCTAGACCTTTTGATGTTGCCATTTTTGTGGGTTGTTAAATCGTGTTTGCTGCTGCGAAAATTGTCATGGATCGCGAAAAAGTTCTAGCTCTTTCGCTGATGTCGTTGATGCCAAAGTCAACTGGAACCGCAAATTGCGCGTTGTAACCTCCCGAAGGATCGGTGTCGAGTGCGTCTAACTCCGCAATGTTCCCGTCAACGTAGAGGTATTGCAGGAGATTCTCAAAGATTTGAACAACCGCCAGAGCTTGAGCCTCCGAGGTATCGTCTGCGGACAACTGGAGCGTAGCGGTTATGTCTATCTCGCAAGTGCGTTCTGTAGGATGCACCGGAACCGCAGTCGATGCGCGGACAACAATGCGCGGAAAGCTCGGCATCTGGTCCTCTAAGTCTGGATCTGCAAACGCACCGTGACCGTAGCTTGTGAGACAAGTCGGAGTCCCAATAGGAGAGCCGGACCAGTCTTCAGCGGCCAGCCAGTCAACAAGAGCGCGTTCAGTGCGTAGGGCTACAGCGTTCATGTAACTGTGATTCCTTTGGATTCAGACCCATCAAAAGCGGCTTGCAGTGCTGCGGCAATGTGATTTTCAAGCTCACGCGCTTCGTCGTTGTAGGCTTGTTGCATTGCCTTAGCATAGATTCCTTCGACGGTTCCAACTTGATTGTCGGCCAACCCAATGTTTAAGCGAACATGGCTTGATGGATTGAATCCGGCTTTAGCGTTGAATGCGTAGGCGGAAGATCCTCGATGCATCGCTACATTCTCCTGCGGCAAGCCGTATTGATTCGCAAGATTGATCAACGCTTGGTTTCCAGCCACTGACTTAACACCAGCGGAACCCTTCTTTGCGCGTCGAGTTCCGCCAAATTGTTGGAAGGATGGGGACAGCTTCTTGATTGCTTTGGTTACAGCGGACTTGAGGTAACCAACAGAACCAGCAGCGCGACGGCGGAGCTTTCCAGCAGCGTCACGCATATCTTGACCGTAGAGACCGGGTTTTCCAGCCTTCGCGTTCTTGGCTTGCGCGATTAAGTGGACCACTCGTAGCTGTCGAGATTTACCCACTCGCTTGCCGGTTTTTTTATCAAAGCGATCCGCTCCAACAGGTCTGTTGAAGTAATCGAGAATCTTGTTACGAGCCGCTTGTGGCGACTTAGGAGGCAACAAGCAATACAACCGCAGCATCAAGAAAAACGTGCGAGCGTTGACGGCATCAGCAAGAGACCGCTTGGTCTTCGGGAGGTACTCCTTCCAAGCAGCGTCAAACCTCGACGTATCAACTGTAACGGTTGGAGTCATTTGGTTTTAGATCCAAGCTCAAGAGCGTAATAAGCTCCTGAGCCGTCACGCTTGGCGGACACAATCCGCATCTGACGGCCATCGTAGGTGAGAAGCCTTCCAACCACCGGAATCATCTTCCCAAAAGTCAGAAGCAAGCGATCTGTGTTCTCTTGGAGGAGCAGACTGCCGCTCTCTTGCAGGAGCCGGTCAGCGGTGGAGCCAACATCACAAGACCAGACCGCAGCGTCAACCGTGACTAGCGTGGAGTCAGCCAACCGCCAGTCGGAGAACTTGACCAACACTCTAGCTTGGACGTTGTCTTGAAACCCACCGGAGATAACCGAGTTCGCGTCACTTATCGCAGCAGGGAGACAGCGCACTAGCACTCCCTGCCACAAGAACGACGGATTCCCCATCGCGCTTTGTAGCACAGACATCCCCAACTGGAGACTGGTTGCGATTAGATTCACGAAGTGAAGTAAGTGCCACTGACAATGAGTCGGGAGGTTGCTTGTAGGTTACCAGCAAGACTAGTTGCGTCTCCATTCTCAAAATGCGAAAGCTCGCAATAGCTAGTGCCATTGATAGCTCTAGCGATCACAGCGGTCTTGGCTTGATTGGTCCCGTTATCAAGCCAGACAGAAAACGCTGCTTCGTACAAAACCGGATCAGGAAGAGTCAATCGAAGGTTGCCGGTAGCACTACCAGTAACGGAATTGATCGTCAGATCAACAGTAAACGTGCTGACAAAACCAATAGAAGTATGGCGAGCCGTGTTAGTAGTAAACGCAAACGTGCGACCACCACCGGAATCTGTGAGAGCGGGAGTCCACGCTGTTGGAGAAACCAACGGGAGCGCACTATACAACTCCGTAAAGTTGTCGTTCGCTTTGATCCAACTCCCGCGCAACGTGTCGCCGTTGTTGTCGTTTGCGGTTGATCCGACATTGATGACTTGTTGTGACATATCAATCTTTAGGCAATGCGTACCAACCTTCGGGAAGCGTTATGCGGTTGCTAGAGCGAACGGAAACGCCGTCTGCTCCTTTGACCCAAACCTTAGCTTTGACGCTCTCAGCGAGCCTCACCGGCTCACCGTGAGGCACCATAACCACGCGAGATCCACAGCCGCAACTAGCGATTAGAGTCAGCAATACGATCCAGCAATTTCTTTTTGAGGTCTGGATCTCGTTTTGCATCTTCAACGGTGGGAGGTTTTTGAACGAAACCAGTCAGCCACTTGAGCAAAGCGGTTACGATCTGTTCGATAAAATTCACTCGGGCTTTTTGTCAGCGTCTTTGGCAGCGATCAAACCAAAACCAATGGTCACGGCAGCAATGGTCGCAGCAATATCCAAATTAGTTGTAGGGTCACCATCAAAGACAGTTTTGAGCGCACCGCCAACAGCAACCATGATTGCGCCAACACCGGCAAGAGTAGTTTTCCAGTTCATTTTTTGAAGGTTTTATACAGACCGATTGATGCTGCGACAAACGCTAAAACAGCGGCTCCAAGTTGGAACCACTGAGTTAGCTGAGGGATGAAAGAAACCGCACCAGCAGCGGCAGCGGTCGCTAGAGAGATTCCAACTCCGCTGCTGTTGTTAGTGTCGGTTTGCATTACTCGGTAGGCTGGACGGCTTCAACCACCGGATTAGCCGCTTTGTAGGCCGCAACAACCGCAGGAGTCCACAGCGCGTTGGCAATATTCACCACCTCGGTTGGCTGACCAGTAAGGTCGTCACCGGGATTGAGAGTGTACTGAGCGGTAATCTCAGAACCGACAACCGCGCCATCGCTGTCGTAATCGATTCCGGTCGTCACGAACAGCGAGTTGTTCTGGTTGCACTGCACTGCTACGATATTGACTGGTACGATCATTGGATGGTGGGGCTAGGGGTTTGAGCGGCGGCGTAGGCTGCGACAGCGGCAGGAGTCCAGACAGCGTTTGCAATCGCTACAACCTGCTCGGGCTGACCCGTAAGGTCTGAGCCGGGAGCGAGGCAGTAGCGGCGGAAGGTGGAAGCCTTCACGGCTTCGCCATCGACGATCTGGTCCGCAAGACGGACTTGTAGCGTCGTGTTAGGAAGAACCTCGCAAAGCGAGAAGATAGTGCGTTCTGTTAGCATATGGTTAGACGTAATAGAAACCACTTAATACTGCATTTGCAACCGAAGTCCATGTTGGTGGATACAATTTTGAATTGGTGTCCATAATACCATCACCTAAAGAAGCGACAGTGTTAGCGTTTGCCGCTGTTACTGGAGCAGTGTCGGCAGGTGCAAATGGTAAACCGCTAAATTCAGTAGAATTTGCAACTGATGATGAAGATGTTGATGCAAGAACTTTTAGGTTAATATAAACAACACGGCCAATTTTTGTATATTTACCAGTGTAAGTAACAGAACCAACCACAGTTAAATTTGTCGCAACAGGAGTCCAAGTCCCCTCCTCGTAATCGTTCAGTAGCTCGGAGGTTCCGGTTCCAGCAGTCGCGGAGAAGTCGATGCCTCTGCCGGACGTACCCATTACTAGATCGCCAGTTGATAAAGTAAGATAACCCGCTTCATTTAAACTTACAATTTTAGTAGCAGCACTTGGATCTGTAGAAGTATAGCTTGAAGATCTAATCTCTAGTGGATCAGCACCCGATGAGGTTCCCGCTACAAAATAATAATTTCGGCTTGCGGTTGATGTTCCTGACAACAGCGAAATAGCGCGAAATCTTGAACTGTTTGAAAACGCTGCTATGTTAGAAAGCGTATCGGTGTTATTCATCACCTGAAGTTGTGCAGCCGAAGGATCCATGCTGATTCCAACTAGGCCGGATGAGGTAGCGCGTATGCGCTCAGTTCCACCCGTGGTGACAGCAAACGTGTCTGCCGCAGGATAGTAGATGCCAGTGTTGGTGTCTCCGGTCCTCGTAATAGATGGAAGCAACTCCGTACCAGCAGCAAAGGACGATACACCCGTCACACCCAGCGTCGTGCCCACCGTAGCCGCGCCAGTGATGGCGGCGGAGCCAGCGGTAACGAGTCCGGTGATGGTCAGTGCTCCACTCGCGGTTGGCGAGGATGAGAGCAGATTGTTGATGCTGATGCGTTTGGTGCTACCACTCGCTGGAGGAGTTGCCGAAACATCGACAATTGGAAGCATATCCAAAATCGGATCTGCCCCCGTGAGGTTATTTAGTTCTGAGATTTTTAGGTCTGCCATATCAGTAAACGGTTAGAATGAATTTTCCTGAGTCTTCTTGTGTTAAAAAGTCTGCGCTTTCTGTGAGTAGCGAATCGTAGGTTCCAAACGAATAGACCAGTTTGTTGCCTCCAATGTTTTCTTCTTGGACTAGATATTCTCCGCTCTCACACAGAAGATCTCGGCGCATGATCGGCGGTTCAGGTTCAGCACCAGTGCTGACATGAGTCCTATTGATCGCTATGCCGATTGAGATCATTACGGTGTTCGGGCTTTGACCGCAATAACGCTACCAGACGAGATTTGAAATGCAGTTATATCGCCGGGAATCGTGATTCCGGTAGGCATTGTTTTGGACGGCCAATTACCGGCAAACTGAAATCCGGTTATCGACGCAAAAACAGTCGGCTCCGTAGGAATCAAAGCAGACCAGTTGCCAGTTTGCGCCGCAGTGCTTGTGATTAGCTCAGAGCCATAACGGCCCATACTGTACTCGGTTGCTATGTCTGCTTGCAGTGCCATAAAATTGTGTTTTGGTTAAAGGGGAGGCTGTCAGCGTATCCAACAGCCTCCCCAGTTTTGGTTTTTTAACCCTTACGAATCTTCGGTGCTAAGGCTCCTTGTACCCACAAGATGAGCTTGCCTCCTTCGGGAACAGAAACAGTGTTGAAATTAGTGCGCTGGAGAGTCGCATCAATTTCGGGACCAGCCAGCAATTTAGTTTTGCCGGTCTTGTCCACTGCTATGGTGGTTGCGATACGCATAATCTAGCTTAGACGGTGGTCAGAACTTCGGCTTGCGTAACATCCGCAGCAGCCGCGCCAAACATGATGTCGTAAGAAGCCATATGCGAGCGTGAAGCGCGGCTGTACCATACTGACAGCAGCACTGACAATCCGTTGCTCAACTCAACAGTGCGCTGCTCAAGGAACTCACCGGCAATCATTCCAACCGGCAGACCGCTCGCAACAGCGATAGCGTCTTGACCGCAAACAAATCCGGCAGCGTTGGTCGAAGCACCAGTATAGTCGTTCTGTTCCAAGATGTTGGCGAATCCGAAATAGCCGTTGTTCAACGGACCATAACGCGAATCAGGAAACGGGTTGGTTCCAGCGGAGGCTGTGAACTGACCGGAGAACATGAGGCGAGCCATGTGTCCACCGTCGAGCAACAGCAGCTTCTGGCGGTAGTTCTTGGCAAGAGCCAAGATCGCAGGGAGATCAGAACTGTCAAAGTTGGCAGCCGTACCAATAACAACCGGCGTTCCAAACAGCGCGGTGGTCATCTGAGCGGTGACCTTCTTGCTAATGGCAAGAGCGAAGATTTCAGCGGAACCCTGAGCTAAATCACTAATGGCATAACCCTTATTTAGGTCTACCTGTGAAATCGAGAAGCTCTTGGTGATCTGATTAACAGTAACAGACACTGCGTCTACGACTGAATTATTTGTCGCAGAGTCTTCAAAGTTCGTGGCGTTATCAACCGCAGCGTCACCGCTCGCAAACTTCTTAACCTGAACGGTTGCGCGGGGGCGCAAGTTATCCAGACCAACATTGCGCGTGAAACCGGCAATCATCGCCAGTTTAGCAGTGGCAACAGTGATAACCGCATCAGCGAGATAATCAACAAACAATGCGGGAGCGAAAGTATTCGCGTTCTGAGGAGCCAGCATCGCGCCCTGACGCAACAACTCGCTATGGTTCTCGATGAGAAAACGCTGACGCTCTGCACCAGCGCGGAGAGACTTGTGCTTCTCGAGCAGCGGGTTACCCAAGTTCACGATCACGGGACGAACCGGATCAGGAGCGGGAGCGGCGGTGGGCGATTTGATCGAAGCTTCCAGAGCGGAAAGCTTCGCGAGAATCGCAGTGAGATCAACGGGAGCGGCAGGAGCAGCCGCAGCCGTCACAGTAGTAGCAGTGTCAGACATATGTGTGTCGGTGGTTTGTGTTGGTTGCGGCGTGGAGTCCACGCCAGAATCGTTGATGGTTTTTTCGCCATCAGTCGAAAGTGTTTTGTCTGTGTTTGTGTCAGACGGCTCTTCTAGTTGAGCAAAGAGAGCAGAGAACCAATCGCGTCCAGCAGCACCTCCCCAGAGGTTAGCCGCTACGTCCGCAGGAGTATTAGGTTCCCCTTCTAGGAAACGCTCATTGCGTCCCCACCAAGCATTAGCTTTGCGGATCTTGTCTTCGGTAGGAGCCTCTCCTGCAATCAGCGATTTAGCATCGCTAACGGTTGCTGGCTCCAGACCGTCGCCAGCAAGACCTTCCTCGTATTGCTCCAACCCACGACGGAGGTTGTTTTTGACAGTCTCAGGAGCGGTCTTGGTAACAGCCCGAGGATGCCATTTAGCGGCCATTGCCAACTGCTTGATGGGTTTGTCTACAAGACCAAAAGCGAGAGCCTCAGCGGTGGTAAACCAAGTCTCTGCTCGCATCGCAGCGCGGATAGACTCGGGAGAGCGTCCTGTCTTTTTAGCATACACTCCAACCAACACTTCAGCGTGTTGATCCAAAGCTTCAGCCATTTTCCGCATATCCTCGGAAGTACCAGAAGCCATCCCTGACGGGTCGTGGATCATCATCAGAGCGGCATCAGCCATCTCTACGCGATCACCAGCAAGAGCAATGATTGAGGCAATAGAAGCCGCAATGCCAACGACGCGAGTGGTCACCGGAGCTTTGCGACCGCGCAATTGATTGTAAATGCTGAGACCATCCCAAACATTACCACCGGGAGAGTTGATCTCTACTAGCAGTGGGCCATTGCCAATCTCGTTGAGTACATCGGAAAACTGTTTTGCGGATAGACCACTTCCACCATACCAGTCTTCGCCTATCTGATCAAAGATCTGAACGGTAGCAGGATCACCGGCAGCGTTTGCCGGAGCGTAGTAAAGCCAATCAGATTTCTTGGTAAAACTCATTCTGTTTTCTTGGCTTTTGGTTTCCGAGTCTTTTTGACGGTAGCGGTAATCTCTTCCTGCTCTACAACAACAGGTTGCGACCCACCTTCTGACGGAGCAACTGGAGACGGAGATTCAGAAGGATCATCTGGAATGTCAATAGCTGGTGCAACACTAGTTGCGGGACGCTCTTTCTGAATCACCGAAATCTCAGATACATCCACGCCGTACTTAGCGGCAAGTTGACGCACAAACAAAGCTTGCTGTGCTTTAGACTCTAAAGCAGAACGCCAATCAAGACCACGCGCACCGTAAACCTCGTCAAAGGTTACAACGCCAGCCTCTAGTTCTGCAAGTTGAGCCGCAGAATTACGGCCAACATCAACATTAGGGGAGCGCGGAGCGGTGATTGATACTTCGTACCAATCCGAGGGAGCGTCGTTTAGCGTAGGATCGTTCTTGATCGCGTACTCCATCGCGTACTCATAAATGCGACGAGCCGCTGATGCCATGACTTGATGGCGAGACCGGAACCATACAGACGACATATCTAGCGCACCGCGATAGACAGTTCCCTGCATTGACTCGGGATATACCAGAACGTAAGGGATACCAACGCCAGCACAGACTTTCTCAGTCAATTGTCGCCAGTACTCGCGCATATTTACACCGGGACGCTCGGTCGCGAACTGCTCGAAACTGTCACCGTTTTTCATCACCTTTACGCCAGATCCAAAGACCTGTTCGTAGTAATTCTCGGCGGTATTGACACTCGCTCCAGCGGTACCCGCGCGGAGGTTACTTGCTTGGACTTCGCCGGAGACGGTCTTAACAATCTGAGCGACAGAAGCACCGAGCTTGCAAGCTTCCATCTCCAGCTTTTGCAGATCATCTAGATCGTGGAGATCGTTGATAACCGCCGAAACAAACGGGAGACCTCTAAGCTGACCGGGACGATTCGGTTCGTAGATATGGACTACGGAGTCAGAAGGAATGGAGCGAACATCAGTCAGGTTACCCTGAGTCTTTTCCGCTCCGATAAAGTAGGATATCGCTCGTCCAGTTCTTGGATCAAAGCGAATACCGTCAAACACGGTCTCGTCGGCTTGCATCCCTGCTGGAGTGGCAATAGATTGAGCTTCGATTAACTGCAACCGAGGTTTGCCGGTGTCCCCTTTGGTTAGCAGCAAAAACGACTCACCATCATAGAACCAACCGCGAGCGGCTTGCCCCATCAGAGTGCTGAACGACTGGCGAGAACCGATATCGGGATAACGGCTCCAGACATCAAACCACTTTTTAGCCCTTAGATTCCAAGCACTATCGCTAGAAGCTGGTTGAACCGAGAAGCTAGAGCCAACTGTGTAGCTCTCAAACAAGTCTCCAAGCCTATTTAGTACAGCGTTGTTTTGCTCAAAAAAGCGAGACTTGCGAACGATTGCTTGACGAGTCGAGCTAGTGACATCAAACCGCGCTGAAGTGTAGGAGGTATCGAGATACGAACGACGCAGCGAGTTTCCGGCTCCCTCGTATTTGTTAACGGGAGGAGGAAACAGTCTGTTCGCTATTGTTTGAAGGAATCCCATTAGCTCATTCGGGTTGTGGCTTCACGCCGAAACTGCGTGAAATCCGCATAATACCGAGTCGTTGAAACCAAAACGGCAGACAACATCTTGTTGTAAATCTGGAGATCGGTGGGAGTCGGGATCGCATCTCCAGCCAAAAGCGTTACAGCGTAATCGTAATCCGTTAGCAGAGACTCCCACATTTCCAGCATCTCGATTGGTGCTGCCGTACCTTTACCGGGTTCCGTAAACTCAACGGAAACGTCAGAGCTAGAAGTGCTACGGACTACATTGCCGCTCTCCATCGAGTCAGCGGAAACAGTAAGCTTTGCCGTTAAAGCCTCAAGCAATGTCAAAGCGGCTTTGCTCGCGTAGGTCGTCCGCAAGTAACTCCGCTTAGTTGCTACTGTGTATGTGAACACTTGCGCGGACTATCAACAGACCGCCAAGTTTGTCAACCACTAGAATTTTCCGAGGTACTGGAAGTTAGGTCTCCCCACA